TCTACGTCAATAAGACCCAGAGATAACATTTTTTCTAGCGTTTCTAAGCGTTTCATTGTGTCAGCTCTTAGGAATGATTCTTCTATAGCAAACTTAACTACATGACCGCGTGGAGTTATATCGTCCATACTTAAACGATCTTCAATAGCACAGATAAATGGCTGTAATGAATAAGCCACAAATTCTTTGCGACCATCTAAAATGTTTTGATATGTCATAGAATTATTCATATCTGCGCTTATGTAATATGCAGGTACATTCATTGCTCTAGCAATTTGTGTGGCTAAATATTGTTGCGCTTCGTTATACATCATATCTTTAGGGCTAAATCCTGTAGTTTCGTAAGATAGTGTAGAAGTTAAATATGCTGTAGATCTATTTTGTCTGCTTTGTTTCCATTGTGCTAGTAATCCAGATACTTGTTGCTCTGGTAAATCTGCGCCAGTGTTTTTAATATAACCACTAGGCATTGGAGTCGCGGCTGATACAGCTGCGGCTTTTTCTAAATCTAATGCGCTTTGTATTGTGCGTGTTGCGGTTTGTAAAACTCCGCCACCAGTTAATCCTTGGAAAGTAATAAGACTTCCAATACCTGACATTGGCGCCTTAATACCATCGACAAAATAATCTGTAATTTCTGTGCCAAATTTATTAGTTGTAAATGTAACTCGATTATTAGCAATCCATTCAAAGCGTGATGGTCGCAGATCATCGGCATAAAGCTCGGTGCATCTCCAATACGCGCAATTATAGAAGATCAAACTATCGACAGTCCAACTTAGCGTGACGGATCTTGGTTGTCGATAGTCTGGTTGGTCTAGCCAAAGAGGATTCCCGAGTTCCTCACCATTAGACTTTTTGTAAAGTTTAAGTGGCAAGTAGGAAACTACACCAGCAATAAGATTTCTGCAACGACTTACAGCTGGTACTTGCATTGCAAGATTACGATCTAATCCACCAGGAAAATTACCAACACCTGTAGTAAATGAACCATAGCCATAAGCTGTGTCCATAATTGCAGGGGCGTATTGCGCTTGTAGATTTTCTTTTTTATTGGTTATACCCAAAGCAGACAATAGACCCATATGTATACTTTATAGCATAAAACGTACTAATAGTGCAAATTAGACAAAGATTTGCGCAGTTTGTTGTGGGCGTGTCAACTGGCTTACGACCATGGCCAAGGATATTGCAGCTGTAACGTCACCTGCAGATTTACGCCTAATGATGCGCCATCCAGCATCGCTAGTCTTAGCAGCACAGTTATTTAAGTGCTGTACTAGATCTGCTTGACCACTATGCACCATTCTGCCGTTAGCCATAGCATCGGATAGATCCGAGCATGCCTGGTAAAACGCTTGACCAGACGTATCTTGTAAGCGCCAGCCACTTTGCTCTAATCGTGTAGCTATTGATTGCGTGGCGTACTTGTCAAAACAAATTATATGTGGATGGTACTTACGTGCCCATTCATTTATGTCACTTGCCATCTTAACTTCATCTATTGCAATATCACTATGCCACAGCTGTGCAAGTCCTACAGCTATTTTATCGTCTTTCATTTGACCCATAATTAACGCACCTGATCTGCGTGTAGGTGCAATATCAAAGGCCATTATAGTCATTGGGCCGACAGGGATTTCTAGTGTGCTATCACTACATGCTTCAATAGATCCATACACCCAGGGGCTAACCGCTGAATCCACCCACTGACAAAGCATTTCAGTTCTTGTAGCTTCTATGCTGTTTGTATTTACAGCTTCTTCTAGTGTTTGTTCAGTTACAAAATATCCGAGTGCTGGATTTGCCATGGCCCAAGCTTTGCGATCATTGATCTTGCAGTGCTGTGGTGCTGACCATTCGTAATAACCCAAAGTAACAGGCGGATAAGATAGTGATCGCTCTCTCAGATCATTAAGCACTGTGCTAAACCCATCACCAGCATTACTTGTCATTAAAGTCATTGAATTAGATCTAGCACGTGTTACGGGTAATGCAGCTGTAAATGCTTCTTCTGACCATTCACGTAATTCATCTAGATATAAGAAATCGGCTGTTTTGCCACGGGGCGCATCTCTAGTAGCCGCTGCTATCTCATACCTTGCACCATTAAGTAAAGTTATAGATTCTTGACCATTAGCCAGGCGTATCTGTCTTACCTGGTCTTTTAAGAATTGATTATCTTCTATTGTGTATGCAACATTTCTAAATGTATCTAATGCCATATTACGGTTAGAGGACATGCCTAATACGTTCTTACTGCCCCACAGAAATAAATGTGAAAGTATAAGCATACGAGCTAGGTGAGTCTTCCCTGATTGTCGACTTACAAGAATTAACCCACTTTTCTTTACCCACATTTCTTTATCGTCAATAGTTAATAGATCATCTAATACCCAGCGTTGCCAGGGAATCAGCGGCATGCCTATTTTTTCAGCTAGATCGGCTACTTCTTGTGCTTTAGATATTCCTTTAAGTAAAGGCGTGTGAATCCTAGGCTCAGTGCTGCCAATTAGCCCGACCCCTCGTGAGGTCTGTTTTATTTCCGTATCATTTTGCATCGAAGTTAAGCGTATCAGGTTTAATAAATGGTGAGTCTGGCACCGTTCGGACTGTCTCAGGGAGAGAAGAGTCTGGAAAGACAGGGGGGGTAGCAGGCTTATTAAAAAAACGACCCCCTTTAGCCAGGTTACAGCGCCTACAGATTGCAGCGCAATTAAACTGATCGAATGTGCTACCGCCTTTAGAACGTGGGAATATGTGGTCTACTTGATCGGCATCGCCTGAGCATAGATAACAAATATAGCCATCACGAGCTAACACAGATAATCTTAAATCTTTCCACTTCTTGCTACCTATCTCAGCCTTCTTATTCAATGCCAATTCCATTTCTTAAAATGACTGAGCGCACCGCACATAGAGCCATAGCGATTTAAGTTATATTTAATTCCCCAGTCTATCTGCTTAGTGCCATCTACCCTTGCTAAATACTGAGACCTACCTTGTGGTATACCTACGTGTGAACCGTTACGTGCTTTGTAGTCCCACTTACTATTCTCTTTAGAATACAGCTCTATTAAACAGTGTGTCTCATCTATATCATTTAATGTTATTAATATGTATTGCTTGTAATGCATAGGTTTATAATGCTCTTTAGCAACGGAATAATCTTTTAAAAAGCAACTGATAAATGCAATTAGCATAAAGGTCGCCCAAACTCTGCGCCTTCCGAGTCTAGCCCTTGGCGACTCAGCTTTTCGATTTAAGATCGAACGCTTCTTTAGGGTAGCATGGCATGTCAAATCACGCAAGGATTTCGACCAATGTGCAAATTTTAAAATCATCAAGCTCCATCCAAGTCTCATCGTAGCCAGCCTCACTCATGGTTTACTACCCCACCCATTACCTTTGAAGACAATGCCAGGTGCTGAGTAAAGTCGATTCATAATGGTCATGCATTTAGGACATTCCATAATAGGCAGATTATCTAAGTATGAGCTGCTAGTAGATCCATATGTGCCGCACTCTGCACAGCTGTATTCATAGGTAGGCATTACTTAGCCCCTATCAATGCACAAGTGTGGCAGCCAGTACCTAGGAATTGCCAGCCACCACACTGCGCACATCGGTCAATGTTACTGTCGGGTATATGCAATGCTTCCGCAATGTTTTTTACTCCCACGCAACCGCAGCTCATGCACTGGTACGCCTTAAAACCTTCGGGCGTATCTAACTGCTCAAGCCATAAGAACTCCGTCTTACGATCACAGCCATTACACTTAAACTTTGTGTACATGTGATAAAATCCCCTTTCTTATTGCCTGCAGTGGCACTGAGAACAAACCAAATACTGACCATCATGTAATAATCTGTCGTCATTACACGATACACATATTTGCACACTAGGGTTTAGGCTTTCGTTATCATTTTCCATGCGTAATGTAAAGCCTGAACCGTTCCTGACTTCAATAAATCCCATTATTCCTCCTTTCCTTGTGGAAAGAACCAATTACCGCTGGCATCTTGCTTAGCCCACACAGCATGCTCTTTAATACGATCTAGACATAAATAACCGTAGTAAGGCTTGCCATTAGTTTTGCTAACACCTGTAACTAAATTATTTCCTTTAGCACAGCATGCTGGTGGTGCTTTAGGTGGTGTCACAGTTGCAGCTTTAACCCAGTCCTCATTACTAATAGGCAAAGGATCTGTGCGATCTACTGAGAAGCTTTGTGTTACAGCTTGTTTTTCTTTAACTCTAACCATCTCTTCTCGACTAGGTCCATTCTTTTCAGTACCGATATTAGCCACTTTAAAAGCAACTCCTCGAGCCGAAGTCGCACAATTTTCAAGCGCAAAGTCACGATTAACCCCACGATCTGATATGACTTCTTTCGCTTCACCTGTTGCGAATGGTTTTTCGTCAGCGTTGTCCCTAAATAATTCACAAACAACAATGACTCTAGTGTCTGACTCCGAGACAATTCTCGTTCGTACTGCTCCATTTGGGTACCTTTCCCAGAATATATTTGATCTTTCTTGAACCGTGGTGTAATCATCTAAGTTAAATGCCATTAGTCTTTCCAATCGTCTGAGTTGTCGATCTCTGCATCGTAGACCGTTTTGTAAAGTGCGGTGTATGCAGCAATGTCGATAAGACTGTCGAGGTGACCAGGTGATTCTTGCAGACGACTGATCTTCTGTAAGATATTGATAATACATATGTCGTGTGGCATGAGTGGGTAATCAATATACGAACTGACAAGCTTTGAAATCCGTTCCATGTTGTGAAGAGGATGTCCGTAAACTGTGCCGCGCTCGTGGATGAGTTTAGTTGCGGTTGCAAAAAACGCCTCAGTTGTTGTCGGCATTAGTTTTGCTATCGCTTATACGTCTGTGCATGTCGTAGCCGTCTTTACGGCCTTTCCAATAACCTGACTGAAATGCATTATCTTTAATTGTTTCATAAACTCCCCAAGCAATTAAATAACCCAGGATGCTATAAAGCACTAGCCATGGTGCTGTTGTCTCTATCATGCGTTCACCGCCACTTGCTGATTTTGTAGCCAACATGGGCTTACATAATTAGTTAGCAATACCCAGCCACCAGCATCATCACTATGTGATTCTGATAAGCCACGTGTGCCACCAATACCATTTAAAAATGCCTGTGCAATTTTTAGTGATGCATAATCATCAAACCAGTATGCAAATTTCCAAGTAAATACTGGCATAGGATCAAAGCGATCTGCCTGCTTTTCCCAATCTTGACCACGCCACTGCATAGAATTAACCCATAAACGCTCAAAATCTGTAGCATTAATCTGTAACTCGATCTTCATATAGCCCTACTTTCTGTACCACGCTTTGTGGCATAGCAATAGTGTCGCACGTGTGTACGACTTTGTGGATGATTTTGGGGCGTATTTGTATAACGATTAGGTAACGATGTTACCCGTAATACCGCCCTAGAGCTGTAAATGAGCCATCCTTATTGATCGGCACTAACGTGGGTGTTAGCGTCTTTCCTACGGCTTCTAGTATAGCAATACCCATCTGCCAATTCGCGCTTCCATAGCGGATATAAGAGGCTTTTTTTCTATCCATGAGATTACCTACCTCAACCCCGTATAAGGGTCTGTAATGGCTTCCTATGGCTTCTGTATAGGCACTCATGCCCAGTCTATGACTATGTCCTGCTATGACCGATTTGCCCCATTTTTTAGCAAGGTTAAGAGCTGTGATACCTGCATGCTGACTCATGCTGCCTTCATCGCCATGTGCTAATACCCAGCCAGGATGAAACTCATAAGCTGTGCGATGGTAGTCAATGCCCATAGACGCAAAGTCCATAAACTTAGGATATTGCAGCTCTGGTAAACCTATTAGACCAGGTGCTTTTAGTAAAGTGCTATAAAGGCGATCAGTATGATTACTGCGGATAACACTAGCCTTTTTGCTGTACTCGGTAAGATCCCATAGTATATCTTGACAAGCTGCACGATCTTCGTTAAGAGTCTGACTGTAAGCCAAAGGTGTGCCATCGGCCCATTTGCTAATTGTTTGAAAGTCGATCTCATCGCCAACACATAAAACCTCGTCAAATTTCTCACGTCTTGCAAGTTTAATGACGTTCTTGACTGCCTGCTCATGATGGTATGGGATTTGTAAATCTGATATTACGAGCCACCTAATTGTCATCTTCTTCCGTAGGATCGATACTAGGTATGATGCCGCCATCACCAATAACCCAGTCTGGCATAGTCGCTCTGTCTGATACAAAATACAAGCTACAGCTCTCGCTAAAACCAGCCTTACGTGCAGCCTTATAGATCTCATTCATAGCAATATAATGCTGATCTAGTTTAGATAATGGCTCAGGTGATTTGCGCACAATGCGCTTATTTATCTTCTTACGTTTACGCCTTGTATCAGCCATACTACTATTGTCGCTTAACTATTAAAGAATAAAGATCATCGACACGCTGTTCTAATCTTGTTAACTGATCTTTCATGCTTGAGCCACCATTAGGACGTAATTCGTTTAGCCAGCCCTTAACTAAAAAACGTAATCCTATTAGCACGCTTGTTAGCACGGCGCAACCGCCAGCTATGAAGCCAGCCCACTGTTCTGGACTCATTTTTCATTAGTACCGATAACATCGGATTTGTCTAAAGCCCTAGCTGCTGGCCCTGCTAATGCTGCAATTACGACAGACAGCGCAGGGTCTAGTCCTAGCTCATTACTAGCTAAAAATGATAACAAAGATACCAATACGCCACGTGCGTAGGATTTAAGTATTGCCTTTTGCTTCTTGCTTATCTTCATATTTTGCCTCCTAGTAGTGGTATATCAAACGGCTTACTATCTTTATCGCCTAACTTTGTAAAACTAACATGGACATGTTTTAAATGTTTATTAAATCCGTTATATTTTCGCCATTTAAATCTAAGTATTTTGCTCGCAATCATGCCATTATGGATTACGTAAGATATGCGTTTATCGGATTTAGCACATTCTCTGATCTGGTCAGCCAGATATATTGAGAGCCCCTCGGATGAATCCAAGCGAGAATCAATATCAATGGCTCGTACACACCCATTTGTGTCTGGATTATGATCGGATGCATTTCCTTTTTTGGCATGACGAGCGTCGCCCAGCCATCCATCAGTGGTAGTCCTACGATCACTGAACCAAAAATCAATCTGATCTCTTAACTGTGTACCAGCTGCACAAAGCCAGGGCTTCATTTACTGATTATAAACCTAGAGCGCGTAAATCGTCAGTAGTTAAACCAAGGGCTGAAAGTTTACCTTGCGCTATTGCTTTAGCCTGAGCTTTTTCTTCAAGTTCGGCTTTCATGTTATTTGTTGATTCAATACTTTCATTATATTTTGCTAATTCAGCAGGGCTCATTTCTCTTTCAACAATTTCCCCTGTTTCAATGTTGTGGATTTGTATTGTTGGTTTTGTCATTATTTAACTCCGTAAAGTAGGACTGTGCCTGTGGTAAAAGTTCCTGCTCCAACTACAAAATCTAAAGATGTAATTGCTGAATTGGTGCGAATTGCTCCACCGCCAGACATAGAGTCTTTTGTTGATGCTTGTTCGTAAGCACCAGACATTTTAATTGGCTTCCAATTAGTTGTAGATGTATAATTATCAATAGTAAAAGACCATGCATTTGTAGCTTTTGTTCGATCAGTTCCATAAACAGCTAAATACCAGTCAACCAAAGCAAAAACTGGTGTTGCAGTTGTTCCAATTGCATCTGATGTCCAAAACTGAACTCCCGCTACAACTCCATTTGGTTGTATTAAATAGGAACTATTCGAAACGCTGTTAGTTACGCCATAAACCAAACCAAATAATGTGTTATAATCTTGACTAATTGATGAAATTGTTGATGTTGAACCGCTTAAACCATGTGTTGTTAACAAAGTCATTCCACCGCTTGAAGCGGCAGCACCAGCAGCTTTTATAAATACAGCAGCAGATGCGCTAGTAAAATCTAATGTACCACTTTCATATTGTGCTAATACTAATGATGATGCAGTATTAACTGTTGCTGTACCAGCGGTAATTGTGCAAACTCCAGCACCTAGATTTGTTATCTGTACTGTGTCACCTGCTGCAAACAAACCTGTGTTTACAGTAATTGTGGTTGCAACTGCATTAGACATAGATATGGCTGTACCAGCATCGGCAGCTACTAATGTATAACTTGCAGTCTTAGCGGATGCAGCACCACCCAGCATCGCTGTCTGTTGCAGTGAAGTCATCTGTGCAGCTGTTAATACCTGCCCAGTCGTGAACGTCTGTTTTGCCATGATACCCCTTAGTAACTTAGGACATTATAGTCTAAAGTGCCATAAATCGTATCATTTAGGATAAATGCGTCTATGACTGGCTCTAATGTCGTGAACGTGGTTTTCCAACTATTCGG